TCGTTACGTTCCCAAGCTTTACGAAACTGCTTGATTACTGTACCATCTGCTAGCGTGTATTTAAGACTATTACCTTCTTTCTGTAATAAACCTTTTCCTTCAAACATGTCCACAAGTCCGCTATAAGGATTCATACCGGACTCATAAGGAATCTTGACCTGCACACTTTCAAATGGTTTTGCATAGCGTGTTTTCATGATCTTGCAAGCTGCTCTAATACCTTTTACTTCTGTAACTTTGTTGCCATCTTCATCTTCTTTGAGTTTGAGTTTACGCATAGCAACCACAATTGAACTTGCATAGATAAAGCCTTGTCCACCGCTAATCTTATCGTCCGGATCAAACATATCTTGACTTGCATAGGTATGATTGGTGGCAACTAACCCGATGTTTAAGCTGCCAAACATATTCACACAGTTACGAACCAAGGCAGTTAGTGCTTTGGGCTTACGGCCCATGTCACCTTTCAAGTCGCCGGCTTCGAACTGATTGACATCTGTAGGAGTTAGTAACATGCCCAGACTGTCTAGTACGATTAATACTTTAGGTCTTTGATCTTCAGGTAGTGTTTTGTATTCTTTCACAAACTCGGTGATCATCTTGGCAACATCATCAATCATGGCCATATTGAGTTTGAGAAGTTTGTTCTCACTAGTGTCCACACCGAGTGCGTGTAACCACGCTTCATCAAGTGCGTTCTCAGTATCAATGAGAATAACATATATGCCTTGTTCTTGTGCATTCTTGACGAGATTTCCAGAGCAGATAAAGGATTTACCCGCACCAGATTCGCCAGCAAATACAGTAACCTTACCCATCGGAATGCCCTTATTAAAGTCCCCGCTGATAAGATAGTTAAGAGCGTAGTTGTTTGTGCTGATCCAGTCTGTTGGGTCATTGAATCCCACACTGATACCGTCAATACTTTTTGTAATACTTTTACGAAATTTGCTTACGTCAAATGGTTTAGTTGCCATAATCTTTTTATCCTCATTCTAAAATTAATTTTGCTTTATTTTGTTGTTTAATATTATTATATAAAAGTTTTCTGTAATCAAACAGATGTTGCTCTAAGTTAATAATGTTCCCAATGGGAATTTTTTCTGCCACAAGCTTTATATTGTTTTTACTTGCCCAATCTATTGCTTCTTTACTAAATGGAATAGTTTCGGGCTGACTTAAATTTATTTGAAAAGCGAATTCCAAAGTTTCATAATTGTAATTGTCGGGATTTTCTAAGTTTAGATCAAAAAATCTAAATTTATTATAGAACTGCCTACCAACATACGTATACGCAAATGAAAAATTTACTATATCATTGTTAGTTACCATGTTTTCAACAAATGGATTATGAAACACTTCCCATTTATCTTTAGTTTTAAATTCTATATCAGTAAAGCATGATTCTAATCTATGAACTCCCATGTTAACTTCTTCATAAGGGAAAATATATCCTAATTTACTAAGTGCTTCTGCGATACTAATAGTTCTTATTTCATCAGGATACATTTCGTGTAGCATATGACCAAACTTTGATTTATCTCTAACAGTACTTAATCTAAGTTTATCTATATTAATTTTTTCACATTGTGAAACTACCCAGTCCGAATGAATTTTATTAAGAAATGCCTGATCTAAATATTCAAGGAAATTATTTTTTTGAACAAAACTTTGGTCTGTTAGATAATTTAAGACTTCATTGGTTTTTGTTATAGCCCAATGTAATTCACTTAATTTAGAATCAATATTGGTTACAAAAATGTTATCTACATCAAAAGAATTTTGAGACTTTGTTTCTGTAGTATGAACAAAGTATTCAACAAGGTCATGATTATACTTTACTGAAAAAGGAATAACATCACCTGAATTTTCAAATACTAGTAGTATTTTCATAGGAAAAAATAGTGGGCATTGAGCCCACTATTTTATTACTTTGCTCTGTTACGAATCATAGCCAAGATGTCCTCGGCTCGCTGACTGGAAGGTTTAGCTGGTGCTGCCTGCACTGGAGCAGTAGCGACTGGTGCATCATCCTCTTCATCCACATCAAATGGTGCAGCTGATTGAACTGGAGTAGGAGTAGCGGCTGCTTTTGGTACAGGAGCAGCAGCCTCTACATCGTCGCCGCCACGACCTTGAAAGCCACTGGGCTTGTAGTATTGACTCCAACGATCTGGATCGTATGCTTGTCCATCTACGCTGGCTTCAAACATCTCTTTGAGAACTTTTAATTCTACTTCGCCAGGACGCTTTGGCAAGAAGTCACTTAGGTTATAGAGACCAAAACTATCAATGGCACCTTGTTCTTGTGCTGTTAGTGCAGTCTCTTTACGACTCCACTTGCTAGTTGAATAATCTGCGTAACCACCTTTACTGGTTTTAGTAACAGTAAAATCCAATCCAGCGGTGTAATCTGTAGGCATGCTTTCTAGTTCTGGGTCCATTAGTGCAGCCTTGATTAAATTAAAGATCTGGGGACTAATAACGAATCTACGAATAGGATTCTCAGGTGTTTTGTCGTCCGCTAGTGGATTTTCTCTTACAAAACCTTGGAACAAATATGATTTCTTTTTCCAATACTTGCGACCCATTTCTTCTAGACCTGGATCTTTGAACCAAGTACGAACCTCTGCCAAGATAGGGCAGGCGTCGCCGTACATTTCTACACAAGGTACTTGTACTACAACAGGCTTTGAATCTGCTTGTCCTTTGATGCCTGCAAATGGCAAGCGAATCATCAGTCGCTCAACCCAGAAGAACGAGTTGTTTGTGTTTGCGTCTGGTAAGAATCGAATTTTTGCACTAGAGCCTTCTGGAATGTTCCAGTGTGCATAGATGGCGTTATCGCCTTGTGATTGCCCGCCTTGTGAACGGTTTTCTTGCGCTTGTAGTTTAGCGCGAATTTCTGCTAAAGATGTGGCCATAATGTTTCTCCTTATAAAATGCCATAATGTTTGTGCCTAGATATACAACTGCACCGTGCAATTGTATAACAAATGTATTTAGCGTGTCAAAAGTTTTTTGTTTATTTTTTAATCAAACCACTCAACCAACGAATCATTTCTACATCTTCACTCACAACTGGTTGATCCATTGTTGAAGCACCAACTGGTTGCTGCGGTGGTGTGGGTTGTTGTGGTGCTGGTTGTGTATTAGCATTTTGTTGCTGCATCATTGCAAGCAAGCTTTGGGCAAGTGCTCGTTCACCGTTCGACATCAACCAACCGATGATTGTGTTTCTAATGTCTGCATCTGGTCCTTGTACCTGTGATAATTTTTTTATTGAATTTTGCAAATCTTCTGCATTTAAATCTTGGACGTGATCTATCGCAGCAATACCATCTACACCATCCATACCAGCTGCAATTGGTTTTTGAAATAGTCTTGCTAAATTATCTTCGTCAATGTCGTCTGAATCGGAATCCCAAGTGGTTTCGGTTACACCGGTAGCCCATGATTCAAATTCTGCCGTTTCGGCGGTGTTTGTTCGTTTTCTGTTTTGATAGGCTTTGTACACATATGGTAATGCTTCATTAAATCTATCATCGTAGATCTTTTTAACAAATCTTTCGCGTAATTCATCAATATCTACTTCTTGGTCTACGTCATGCGAATCTGCCAACATATCCATCAACAGTTGTTGTCCTTGACGACCTTGAAACTTTTTTAATTTTTCTTTTACTTCATTATATCTGTGCATAGCAGCCTCAACCATACCGGTTGTTTCTGCATCTTCAAAAGTACGATTACGCATTGAACGAACAAAATGTTTCATGCTGGCCATTTCCTTGACCATTTCGTTGATTAACTTACTGCCTTCGTCGCCAATTGAACCACCGTGGCGTAAATGATTTGCTACTGCTCTTGCGCCATGTAAATTTGTGTAGTCTAGTAGAAATCTTTCGCCTACAGGTGTTTCAATAAACACATGCTCAATCTGTCTAGCACGATCTCCGCGCTTTTCTGGATTGATTTGATCTCGGTGTTTAATAATAATTTTGTGAGTGCCAACATCACCAAAACTCACACGTTTGTTATTGCCCATGCCATATAAACGGCCTTCGCTTATAGCCAATTCATCTTTACTAAAAGTGGCGTCTGTACCGGCCTGTTGTCTAATATCTTTCAAATCCAAGTTACTTCTGTTAATGTCTCTAGTATCAAAAGTTAACATATTTCTACGAGCAAAATTCTTTAAATCGCGTAAAAAGGCAAACCACTCTTTGGATTGTATTTCGTCTAATCCGTCAGTGATATTTGATCCATAATAAATCTTCAAGCTATTTTCATCAATTAGGCTAATTGTAACATTACCAAAGTTTTTACCATCATCGCTAACATAATCAAAATTAAAAAACCTTGCTTGTTCCGGATCTGATACTCTTTGGGCTTTGTCGTCCCCAATATTCACACTGTCAAATCTGCTACGGATTTTATCAAATAGTGCTGCTGATATTTTGTCTAGTTCACGCATAATGTATTATTTATCGTTAAATCATTATAAAAGGCATAGGTGCGATATAATCGTCGGTAGTATCACGCAGTTTTTGATCTAGATCAGCATCATAACTTTGCAATGACTGTATTATTCTAAGCGAAAGCAAGGTAGCGGATACAAGATCATCCGTTTCCCCAATTTTGGCAGCAAATCCTGCGCCGCTGGCTACAAATGTTTTAAGCTCACTGATTAAATTTTTACTACAAATTATCATTTTACGGTTTTCTATTAAATTTTTCAATTTGGCACAAACTGCCAATTTTGTTTTGTTTGTAGTAGTGAACCCTTTCCTATGTATTCTTGCCTGTCCTATTTTGATTGGTTGACTTAAAAAAGTGCCCTTTATGTTCTCTTCGCCAAACTCGGCTATTACAATTAATGCAGCTTCACCCAAAGTGTTATTTTCTACACTGTAATAAATGTCGTTTTGAGTACCCACTGTTTCATAAATGTATTCACATATTTCTTTGAGTATTGTAATTTGTCGTTGTATAGGCGTGCGATTGTGTTGCCATTCTGCAACTTGAATCATGGTTGGCAATTCAAAAACTTGTATAGCTGCATAATCTCCCCCGGTACCCAAGCTGGGATCTAAACCAATTGCATAAGTACGATTTTTTTGAGGTTTTTGAAACCAACGCACTTGGCCCTGTAGTTCTACAGGATCACGCCCTTCAAGTTCTGATAAAGTAATACTGTTAATAAGTGTTTCGTCATAAATCAGAAACTCGCAACCGTGTTCACGTCTAAAACGTTCCTCACCAATTCTACCAATTTCTTCAGCTTTCCATTGTTCGTCCCTGTCAGGATGCTCCCACCATGCAGCCTGATATCCTTTGAATCCATTTACGCCCAGGCCATCTGCTCTGGGATTGCCAAATTCGTCTATTATTTTGTTTGCCTGTTTCCAAATATATGCAAATTGATCTTCGTCACTGTTAGGAGTGCTAGTAATAATAGCTTTACCACCGGTACTGAGTGTGGGCGATATACTTGTCCAAAACTCTTTGGCAATAGTGGGCCTGACGAATGCAAATTCGTCACAGTAGAGTAAAGTAATACTCATACCTCGGCCAGTGGTTTCAGTGGTTGTTTGACTACAATTCTTGATCCATTTTCAAAATCAATCGACCCTTTGTTATAACTGGTAACACCGGCTCTGATCCAGTCCGGGCATAATTCGTAAGCATAGCGCACACGTTGCATGATTTCTTGGGCACCGGTGTATTTGTGTGCTGCAATCAATATTGTTGAATCTGGCCTAAACATGGCAAACCATAACAGGTAACCAGCTGCACTTGTGGTTTTACCTGTTTGTCTGGGCATTAGGCTAATACTGAATCTGTTGTTGTGATAAGTATCTATAAGCTTTCTTTGATATTCAAAAGGTTCGTACAACATTTTACCTTTTACAGGATGCTGTATATAAAAATAATTGCTCATAAAATACTCAGGACCTGAATCGGGATCTGCACATCTGGCAAATTCTAATATCTGGTCCTCGGTCATGTTGACTTTTTGATACGGACTCTTTATAATACTATCATTAGGCTTTAACATAATTTTACTTATGGCTCATACTCTACTTTTAAACAAAGATTATCAACCTATCAGTGTTCTTCCACTAAGCGTAATTGATTGGCGTCATGCTATCAAACTCATGTTCTTGGGTAGAATTACTGTGATTGAAACCTATTCTGATTGGATAGTACATAGTGAAAAATTGGCACTAAATGTGCCCAGTGTTGCTATTACCAAAGAATACTTCAATTTCAAACGTCGCGTAAACTTTACTAGACACAACATGTACTTGCGTGATCTTTATCAGTGTCAATACTGCGAAGATACATTTGACTTTAAGGATCTAACTATTGATCATGTGATTCCGTTGAGCTTAGGTGGGCAAACCAATTGGGAAAATTGTGTAACAAGTTGCAAGGCATGCAATTTTGCCAAAGCAAACAAGTTAAAAAAGCCTATTCAAAAACCTTATCGACCTGATTATTGGGCATTGGCTGCGGCCTGGAAGCACAGCCCTTTTAGAGTTAGAGATGCTAAATGGAATCAATATTTAGGTAGAGATGCGGAAGCAGCCTAGATTGGCCGCTCGCCTGTAAGATAGGGCTTGCTAAACCAAAGTTTAAACCAGGCGTCAGTTCCAGGGCGAATATCATGTTTCTTCATGAGTTCGCCTTTTTCATTGCCGGTTACACTGATATTGCTGCCAGCAAAGCCCCGGTACTCTTGCATAACTGCACGATTACCAATACCGGCTAACACTTTTAATTGTTCAATATCATTCATTGATTTCTCTGGCTAAACAATAGGCTTGTATTTTTTCTTCTCTGTGATATCTAATTACTGATATTATTTCTTCACATGCACCAAGTGTAGGGTAAGTGTTCCACTCGCGCCAAACACCATCATCTACTACAAGGACCATTAACACAAAAATCCATTTCATTAATGATCGCCGTATGGTACAACAGGGCGATCATCTTCGGGCATGTCCGGTCCTAGTTGCACCATGACTGTTTTGCTTCGCCATAATACTCTCTAGCGAATCCGTTTGCAATTAGCATGGCACGTAGGCTCTGTCCATCTAGTATTATATCACCTAACACACGCCCACCAAACTTGTCCCAACCATAAAGTATAACTTGACGTTTGACTGACTTGGCTACAGCATTTTTGGTAAATGCAGTTGCAGCTTCGCCGCGTTGGGCTTCGCTGGGGCACATGGCACGATGGCCTTTTTCTGGAGTATCAACTCCGAATACTCTCACAGCCAATTCAGGCTTTAGCGGAGCAGGTAAAAATTGTGCTGCAATTACCACGGTATCACCATCGTTGACTCTAACTACTTGTGCATCATATGTGACACCTTGTGGTGCCTTTTGAGCTAACACTAAACCTGGTACTAATAATAGAACTGCTAATAATTTTTTCATTGATTTTCCTTTTATGATTTTGTGTAGGTTGTTTGTATATTTTGACCAGGTTGAATATTTTTACCTGCTCCGCCAAACCCTACACCTTTGTCTACCCGAACATTATGTGTTTGTCCAGGTGTACCTAATGCGCCTGCGGTGTCTTTGTAGGACGTTTGAACTTGCGATGTACCTGCCAACTGTCCTTTGTTATATGCAGGACTACTTTGTGTGACTGTTGCAGTTAAATTTGGTGCTACTTGTCGTGAAGCTGAAACTGAACTTGCTCCGCCTGGTGAGAGATCCTGTTTGGCTGTAACTTTTGTACCTGCTACATCTGTAGTGCCTGTGACTGTTTTAGTAGATTTGTCTACAGTAAAACTAGAATTGTCACCTACATTGGCTGTTGCAGATGCGGGTTCTTCAGCAATGATATCTAAATACCGCCTAAAAAACCTCGGATCAGTCATTTACCAACTTCTGCAAGACCAATATCTTGCCTTCCAACGTGGCCCTGGATTGTCGCAGTTGTGTCTGGCTCTGAAACTTTTACGACGTTTAGGATTTGACTTTTTAATACGCATGTTAGGATCACCAAATTCAACTTTGACTACATTGCCATTTGGCTTTCTTACATATACTTTACTTTTCTTAACATCGCCCTTCATCTTCTTACCAAGGGGAACGTTACGACCGCGATATTCTGCCTCTTCTAAATCATTGTCTGGTGATGTTTCAAATTTTACATCGTGATAAACATCCTCTTCGATATTCTCATCGCCATTTATAGGGCTGGTAGAATCTTGTGCAGGGGGCAAGTTCGAATTCTCATTGAGATATCCCACTTGTCTT